CGCTGCCGTCAACGCGCATACGTTCTGAGCCGTTAGTAGTAAACAGTAAAGTATTAGCTATACTACCTGTGCTATCAAACCCGACAATCTTTGTTTGGTCACTTACGTCACCAAAATGGAGGACACCTGCGTTAACACCATTGTCAACTTTTAAGTCTCCAATTACTACTAAAGCCTCATCTGGCGAAGTCGTCCCAATGCCAACATTTCCAGAGCTGTCTATAACTACTCTACTTGAACCTGATGTACCAAAATAAAGTTTGTCCGTGTCGTGGGTATATTGTATAAAACCTGCATATGCAGCCGCGCCAGAAGTGCCATCAGCGAAAAACAAACTGCCAGCGTTAGTAGATGGAGAAACAATAGTTATACCAGCATGACCGCCATCATAAATAACCAAGTTATTGCCTGACGAATGGTAAGAGCTTGGGCTTGTTACCCCCAAGCCAACCAATCCGCTGCTGTCTATGCGGAGTTTTTGTGTTAAAGAACCGCCACCATATGTATAAAAATCTAAGGCGTGGTTTCCTGTTGACTGCCAACGGCTTTGAATCTTACCAACTGTAGCATTAGATCCACCACTTGTAGCGACGGCATCAAAGGATAAAGAAGTACCGTAACCCCAATCCAAAGTAGAGCGTAATGTAAGGCCATCGTCGTAATTGTTGTTGTTATGCAGTATTATAGCACCAGTGGTAGCAGTAGTTATCTTGACGGCGTTATCATAATAAAGGGTTACTGCACCATCAGTGGCAAAGTTAGCCATGTTCTCGCCGCCTGCCTTGATAATATCAACGCTAGCACCACCAGAAACAAGTTGTAGGTTTCCCGTCCCATTATCATATATCACAGAATTTGTGCCGTTGTGATATACCTCAAGATCTGATGATGCCCCAAAAAAGGCTTTGTTATTGTCGCCTAATTTTATGTCATGGTTAAAGATAGCAGTCCCTGCGTCTGACATATCAAGGGTGAGGGCAGTTACTTGAGCACCTCCATCAACACCTATAAATTGAATATCTCCATCTGATATTGCTGAATAAATGCCAAAATTATTGCCACCTTTAAACAGATGGGCAAACTCTGTACCACCATCTTTAAATTTAACATCAGCCCCATCAACATCAATAATTAAATCACCACCCACATCAAAAGTAAGATCACCACCATCAGATATGGTTGAGCCGTTGATCGTGATGTCATCCACGGTTAGTGTTGTTAGTGTACCTAAAGATGTGATGTTAGATTGTGCAGCCGTAGCTAACGGCCCAACTAAGCTCGTACCCGTAATAGTCGTACCTGTTATCGCCGCAGGCGTAGATCCACCAATCACAACATTGTCTAAAGTACCACCGTTTATGTCGGCAGTGGTAATCACAACGCTTGTTATCGTCGTATTGCCAGTGAGGATGCTTTCATATTTATCTATGTTTGCATTTAGGTAACCGCCCCACGCATCTTCGTCACCTGATACGTCTGGTTTTTGAAAGCTGTATACTGTTGTAGTCGTTACCATTATGCGGCCTCATTCCATGTAACACTATTATCCGTTAGCGGCGTCCAGGTATCCGTTGGATCAGTTTCGCCCGTCCACGTATCTGTCGGGTCTGTATCGTCAAGCCACTTATATCGCGCCGTAATTGTAACTGATGATGTAGCAGCCGCGCTGATGCTGATGTTTTGCAGCATAGACGCCGTAATAGTAGTAGAAGAAATAGCCGCAACTGATACAGACGCGCTGAGTAATGTTGTGGCAGAGATGGAAACAGTTGAGGATGCTGTTACGGCTATCACAGCGTCTTTGTAAACGCCGTCTACACCGTAAAACCAACTTCCATATAAACCGTCACCGTATGACATATTTAATCCAACGTAATCGTAAATTGATTTGCTTGTATGCGCAAAACATCGCCCGTCTCTATAACCTTATCATCAGCCAACGTACCGTAGGCCAACATGTTGCCAGACGTGGCCGCGTCAAATATTGCGCCATGCGTAACCGTACCCCAATTACTGCCTGCCGCAGCAAACTCAATTGCGCTTGTTAAACTTGCCGTATTGCTAGAAACCGTAAACGCGCCAGACACCCTTGCGTAGTTTGTGCCGCTAACCTCAGTGCCGCCGCCAGTGTCGCTTGGCGCTGCCGTGAAAAGAGCAAAATATAAGGTGGTCGGAGCAGTGTACGCATTGCCGCCAAAAACATGATCTAGCACTTCCGTTTCCAAAAAATTAGTGAGGCTCATTGTTTACTCCTAATAAGCAGATATTTTCATTTTCAAACTACTGTTGGAATTTTTCGTTCGATCACTTGAAGTGTTTAGACTAGCAACCGCGCCATTATATAAACCAGACCATACAGCTATGCGTTCATCTTCTCCCAAATATGGTGCAGCCTGGGAAAGAGCGCCGTATAAATACGCGTCTGGCCCATCAGACAAAAGCCAATTTGAGGTATTGCTATCTGATAACGGTGTTATTTTTTCGTAATACACCAACTCGCTTGCGTAAGTTCCGTCTGGGGTAGGGTAAAGCTCAAAACTGTCTCCTATGTGGCAATAGAATTTTGGGCGTCCCGTTGTGTTGTTACTATTTTCTCTTTGGCTTGCCATTTCATCTATTGAAATAAGTTGCAATCGAGATGGGCTGCTTGTTGTTAAAGTAAAACGAATTGTCTCTAGCCAATCAGCAGGGACGGCGTTGTATCGACTATCAAGGTTTGCAGAACTTCGCTCAGTCATTTTGTAATGCCGAACCTCTCTGCTCATTTGATGCTCGGCAAGCATAATAAAATCCGGGATTACTGACGTTAAATCATCACGATCTAACCAACCGCTTATCGCTGTCTTTAGTTCTGCGTATGTCGTAATTGCCATCTACGTCCTCACTGAATTTTTACCACGGCAACCCCAATTCTTGCGCCGTACTTTGACTTTTGGCGTGCGCTTCTGGCTCACCGTTCTTGCGCAATATGCCTTACCTCGCTTTGTGCCAGGAGACGATACACGCTGACGCGTTTTGCCATCGCCATCCTTATATGTCGTGCCATCTGCAAATTTTTTGCTGGCTGGCGTCTTCTTGCGCTTGGCTGGCATTATTTCTTCTTCGCCGTCTTGGCGCTTTGCTTGAACGCCTTGGCCGTGGGCGCACCCTTCGATCCTACCTTGCGCATTTTCTCCGGGGTTTTACCCGCAGCCTTCTGCCTCTTTATCCGTTTACGTTTAGCGTGAATATTTGAGTATAAGCCGGGTTTCTTAGCCATGCTTATTTCTTTCCGCCTTTTTTCTTAGGCGGCCTGCCTTTTTTCGTTCCATACGTGCCCATTCCTTTTGGCATAACAAAAAACCTCCATGCTAGTTACACAAACAACTTAACACAGAGCCTGTTTAGCCCCAAAAAATCACGCAATACCCTGCAAGTTTCGCCGTAGCTCGCCGCGATACATTTTAAACGACCCAGACTGCGCCGTCACCGCGTCGGAGGCCATCGTTAAACACAAAGAGTCCGCCAAATCTGGTGAGCCCAATCCACGGCGGCGCATCTCGTCCTTGCTTTCTGCCTTCATCTTGCCTGAGCTGGTAAAGCTATACCTAATCGCCGTCAGCTCTGCCAACAACTGGTCGTCCTTGGGCAACTTGCAGCTCCGATCCTCCAGCCAACCCTTACACTTAAACCACAGCTCAGACCGCAAGTTCATATAAGTATCGCCCATGCTGGGGCTCTCGGCCACGTTCACGCCCCGCACGGGCAAACCCAGCTCTTGCAAGCGATCCACAATGCCTGCGCCCAGGCCGATGCTGTCTACCAGTATCTCTGTGGGCTGGCGGGACGGGGGCAACGCCTCAAACTCAGCCACAACCCGCCCGGTGGTCTGCATTAAGTCTAACCCGCGCCACGCACGCAGCTCAGTGACGACCGGGCCCTGCCTCTTGCACAACGCCGTCGCGTCAGAGCCAAACCGACTCACATCCAAGCCCCACACCTCGGTCGTCTCGTCGGCCACCTCTATGTCACGGTTTTGCGCCGCCTCCACAAGGTGATACGGAATAATCGTGTCGTCGTCGGTCAACGGGAAGTCACCCAAGACGCGCACCAAAAAAGCCGAACTTTGCTCCCCGTAGCGGTTGCGCATCTCATCGATAAACTCTTTCGCCACCAACGGGCTATCCTGGCAACTCCACTGCCGGGTCCACCAGGAAGATTTCATTCTGTTGTGGCTCTCAAAAAACGTGCCGCTGGACCGGGTGGGGTTGGACAGCATTATCGTCGTTGCGTTGAACGAGCTCATTGACCCTGCGCTGGCCTCAAAAACACTTTCTGGCACGCCGCTAGCCTCGTCGATGACTAATAATACATTATCACTATGCACCCCAGCCAAGGCCTCGCTGGCGTTCTCAGCTCGCGCAGTCCGACAGCTAATAAACGCCTCCGCAGGGGCCGCAACCAGCTCCACGCGGTCAGACTTCACGTTAAGCAGCTCTTGCAGCTCCTTGGGCAGCTCATTGACCCAACGCTTCAACTCAGCAAACATCGCGTCAAACAACTGCCCAGACGTCGGCGCAGTCACCACAACCTTGCACGGATACCGCAACAGCAAAAACCACAGCATCGCCCAGGACGCCGTCGTGGATTTACCCGTGCCGTGCCCAGATCTTACCGACAGACGCCGGGTGGGGCTGGCAACCTCACGCAAAAATTCAGCCTGGTAGTCAAACGGGGTCGCGCCCAGCATCTCCTCCACAAAACGCACCGGGTCGTCGTGGTAGGCCTCCACAAATTCTTCCATGAAATTTTTAGTCATCGCCGTGCTCTATCGTCTTGGTTGCGTCCTGGACCAGCTTGACCTTCCGCAACGCGTCCAAATGCATGTCGCCCACGTTAACCGTGATTTGCGTCTGGCCCTTGCTTGAGCCGTACCGCTTCTGGTTCCACGCCTCCGCAATAAACCTATGCTGCATGGCCTCCTCCTTCGCAATACTAATATCTAACGCAGACAACTCAGACACCTTGCTGCCAGGCTCGGCGCCGGATCGCTCGGTGCGGCGGTCCTCACGCAGGCGGCGCATAATGTCAAACCCAGCCTCGGCGTGCGCGTCCGCAGCCTCCTCCCGCACAGCCTCCATCGCCGCGCTGTAGCCCTCGTGCTTGCCCAGGACGCGGTGCAAGTAACCCCGGTCCAGGTTTAACTCTACCGCCAAGCCAGACACAGTGCCGCCAGAAAGTAAAAACTCCTGCAAATACTCCGCGCCGCCTCGCTTCTCAATCTCCGCAAAGGCCGCCTTGCGTTTGGGTCTGCCTGCCATAATTTTTCTCCAGTTAAAGTGATAATAAACAAAGGGGGTGCCGGGGGGCAAAATTCGGTGGGAAAGTGTGTGTGGGGTTGTACAAGAACTACCCCTATGCATGCCCGGGCCGGGGGGGGTTATCTCTGACTCACGACACAACATCTTGTGTTTTGCCCCCGGACAAAATGGTCGAGCATTTGTCATACACGCTGAAACCCCATATTTATATAGCAAAAACGCACTTTTCGTAATTCTCATAATAAACATTATGTTAACAAAATGGGGTCGCACGCGTATGCGAGCACCACTCCGTCGCTGTCTCATCCCCAGTATAAAAGGGGCGACGCTTGAGTATATGGAGGAGCAAACGTCGCCCAAGTTGGAGCATTTGGTCGGAGGAACCTCAGCCCCTGATGCCAGCCGTTCAGTGCGATCCGGCCAGCGGCAAACATAGGAAATACTATGTGCCCCCAATGTAACCCAGCCAGTCATCTCAGCCAAACTCCCGTGTGTCTTCCATTGCCAACCGATACGCGATCACCAGGTAGTTTATTTGATCTATGATGCTATCCTGATGAAACCCGTTGTCATCCACCCGGGCAGCCTTCAGTTCACCCATCATTCGTGCAACATCATACGCGCTCAGAGAGGCGCCCTCAGTTAGCTTTCCCTTGAGCACGCTGTTCCATCTGTCTGCGATGCTTTGGTGCATCTGACGGGCGTCTCCGTAGCTCTGCTCACGCTCTGAGATTATCTCTTGCGCTTCCTTAAAAATCTCCTGGTAATTCACTTGCTGTCCTCGCTCTGTATTTTGCGTAACCTTTGAGATCGCTGACGACCTTGACGTACCCTCGGTCGATCAGGCTCATCAGCGTCTTCCTGGTAACGCGTAAGTTTTCATCCATTGCCCCGGCCAGCTCCTCGGCTGTCATTATTCCCTCAGCTCGCATAAACCCCAGGAAGTGTAACTCATGTTTCGTCAATGGTTCGCTCCATACTCGTCTGCGTTTGTCGTCGGGCAGGGCGGCACGCAATCCAAGCGCGGCTCGCTTCCGTTCAAACTCCATCATTAATTTCTTGAGCTGCTCCTCAAACGGGTCCACTGCATTTCTCCAGCTCATACTTTCGGTTGAGGATTGCGTTGCGTTGCCAGGCGTTCCATTTCACCAGGTGATTTGCGTTGAGGAATTTCCGGCGATTTGCAATTCCCTCCAGTTGAGGCAGATCAACATCAGCCAACGCCCGGTTGAAATCTCTCTCCGACAATGTGGAATAATCTGGAGCTCGCCAGCGTAAATCCTCTTTCAACTTACGCATCGCAATTGCCTGCTTTTGGTATACCAGCCCACAAGCAATACCATTATACCATACCTAAAGGTATATGGTATAAATGGTATAGTAAGCCTTGTCCGATACCATTTGCTATACCAAGCAGTACCAAACTGTACCATTTGTAATATTTTATGTAATGTTTTCAGTATCATATGCTTTGCCGTTTTTGGTACACCTCTGGTATACCCCTCATATTTTGTGCTTGGATCGTACCAACCAGAAAAACCCCTCATTTTTGGCTATTTCACCCTTGTCGGTGAGCCCCTCTATCGCCCGTTGCCAGGCCTGGCTTTTGTTAACTGCGGCGACCTTCCCGTAGAAGTGTTTGCGTATGTCTTCCTCTTCTATTGCCCACCTGGTGCCGCCCTCCGGGAAGCCCGCGCCGCTCTTGTTTGGCCCTCCGACGAGCTCGCCCCAGAGCTGCGTAAAGCAATTCATCACCAGCTTTTCGTTTTTGGTGAGCTTTGTTTTTGCTTCTGACTGGCGCTCTTCATCCACCGGGATAATGTGGCAGCTCGTGACCGGGTCGCCGTCTTCATCTATGCCCAGCTCAACCGCGTTTAATTCAAATGCAAACTCGTGGCCGCTCTCCATGTCACGTTGCTTGGTTGCCTTGGCGAACCTTAGCCTGCTGCCGTCGTCCACGGTGAGCTCTATCTCTGTGTCTGTGGCGGCGCGTAAGCTACTGTGACCCCTGGCAGTGTCTGTGGCCTTGCCTGAGTGATGCACCACCGCAATGGACGCCTTTGCGTGCCCCCTGAGTATGTCGCAATGCTGAATGACCGCAGTCATCGTTTCCGGCGCGTTTTCGTTACCCCCGGCGATGGCGCGGGACAGCGTGTCAACCACGATAAGCTCAATGCTGCCGTGCTTTTCTTTTACCAGGTCGATCAGGTCCAACAATTTTGGCATGTCTGCCGCCGGGTCGAGCAAGTTAACCGGGCAGGGGCGCACCGCCAATGGCACGTCTTCATCCTGGTAGTAGTCTTGTATGACCCTGGCGCGGTTGAGGTACCCGTGTCCCCCCTCCGCAGCCAGGTATAACGTGACGCCTTGCTTGACCTTGTGCCCGTGCCAATCTCGGCCTGCGGCGACGTGGTAAGCCATGTCCAGCATGAGAAAGCTCTTCCCGGTGTTCGACTGCCCGTAAAGCACAGACATTTGTTGGCGGCCCAGCCAGCCTTTTATGAGATAGTTTGAGCGCAGCATGGGTTTGGCGTCGCCGATCCACACCAGCTCATCCAGGAGCGTCTCAGGCTGCGTGAGCTTGTTGAGCCCCGCCTTTACCGCGTGCAGTCCTTGCTGGGCGTGTACGTCGTTCCAGTCTGTGTTTGGTTGCTCCGGCGCGGCGTAAGGCAGCCCGGTCTTTCTTGCTGCCTCCTGGCCGCCGTTGTCTGCGTCGTTATCTGCGGCGATGCGTAGGTCTATGCCGGGCCACTTTTGTTGCAGCGCGTCCACCACTGTTTGTAAGTTTGATTTGTCTAAGCCAAAGAACACCGGGTAGAGCTCGTCGAGCCCTTGGAAAACTGACACGCTCGTGGCCCAGCCTTCGCTCAACCAACAGGTGCCGGGATTGTCTGGTGTGAAAGTGCCCACCACGCCAAACACCCCGCCGTCCTTCTTTAGGCCTTGGTTGAACTTTTTGTTGCCGTTGGGTGAGATGCGTTGCTGTCCCACTTGCTGCTTGTCGGTGTTAAACAGCGGGACCACGACGTCTGCGCCCTCCAGGACCGCGCCTATGAGCTTTACGCCTTTTCGCTCATTGTACGGCGTGTAAGGGTCAAACTGCGGCTCAGGCTTAGGCTCAGGCTCTGGCTTAGGCAACGGCACGACATTGGCGAAGTCTGCCGCCGTGACGCGATGCTGCATGACGCCCGGTTGGGTCGGCGCTATGGGCCAAACGCCGTCGTGCTCCATCTCAGCCACGATGGCGTTAAAGTCGTTGCACTGGCGGCAGGCGAACTTAACCAGGCCGTCCTTTTCGTTGATCCAAAACCTGGTGGACGGCCAGTCGTTGTGGCCGCAGCTCGGGCAAGCCCCGTGATGCTCGCCCGGCGGCCCCACACGCAATGAGTAGCGCGTGATGATACGGTCTGACCACTCCGACCAGTATGGCTTGGGAAAGTCAGGCATTTAGCCCTAACTCTCTCTCGGTCCAGCCAGAAATACTTAAACCTCTGCCATTGAGCCTGGCATTTTGCATTGGATGCATTTGTATAAATTTTTCTAAGCCCGTGTTGAATAAACGCCGTCGAAAATCTATTGAAAGGCGCAGCTCATTGTTTTGGTGCTTTATTAAATATTCCCGGACAAACACCATCGCGTCGTGGTTGTATGATTGCTGGCCGCTTTTCCAAACGTAAAGCAAGTCATCCGCCCGGCTTTGCGGGTAGCCCAAATACTTAATAATGTAATGCCCAGCGCCAATGTACGTCGCCATTTTGGGAAAAATTTTAGCTGTGGCTGCGGCGCTGTCGATTATGCCGGGGTGCAAATCCAAAAGTTTTGCCATTTCGCTGTGGGTCAGTGATTTTATTTTGATTTGACCAAACGCAAGATTGGCAAGCGTTTTAAGAGTTGCAGCCACCGCCGTAGAATTTGGTATATCATTCATAAACAAACGGTCTGCAAAGGTACGCTTTTTGCCAGTGTCGATGGTGTGAACGACGTCAGGATTTAACCCTCTGACGACCACAGTAATCAGATCCACCCCGCACTCAGCGGCGGCGACTAATCTATGCTGGCCGTTTACGACGTTACCATTTATGTCTATGCCAATGGTTTCGCCATTTACCTCCCACTTTCCGGCGGCAATGTCTCGCTTATACTCCTCAACCTTGTTTCTGTTTAATTTGCGATTATTTTTGTTGCGGCTTAACAAATTTAAGCACATTTGCTTGTTTAGTGTTTCAATTTTAGATGTTACTTGTTGCATGTTTTTAACCTCCTCCAAAGCTAAAATGGGATCTCGTCGTCCATATCGTTAGACGCGGTTTTCTGTTCTTCTTTTTGCTCGGTTTCGCCAAACGGATTCACGGCGTCGGTCTTGGGTGGCTCTGCCGGGGCGTTGTCATCCAATGCCTTGCCCATGAGCGTGTTACGCAGCGGGTCAGCCTCTATCAGATCGTCAAACATCGCGCTGGCCGGGGCTTCTTGCGGTTCAGCCAGACGCACAACCATGACGCCAGTGGGGCGCAACCCAATGCCAACCTTTTTACCATGCGCCCAGGCCTTGATGCGAAACATGACGTGTATAATGCTGCCCCGGGTCAGTTGGAAATCGTCCGCTGCTGGCGTGCCGTCAGACATGTATTGCTTTGGTTTTGTCTTGATGTCGCCATATGTAGGCATTTTTAATTTTGCCCGGTAGACGCCGTCATCCTTTATGAAAAGGTCATCTAAACTTTTCACAACTTTTTGTGACTCTAATCCAGTTTCTGCATCTTCTTTTGTTATGACCCACTGCTTGCCCTGGGTTTTCTCGTCGGAGTTGAAGACCTCTTTCATTTTTGCCGCGAGATCCTTGGCTTGCTCGTCTCGCATAATTACTTGCATTGAATAATAGCCATTGCGGTCTGTCGCCGCTGTCGGGACTGAGCCGCCTTGAGCCGTGTCGTAATAATAAGCTTGGTCTATGCGAGGATATAAAACCTCAACTTCTGTTAGTCTGTAGTCCATTTTAGTCTCCTATTGTGTCTGCCAAATAACCTGGTAAGTCGTGCTCTGAGTATGAGCCCCAATTTGAGTTGTATTTTCTTGTGATCCGCGCCTCGGCTATCTCCAGCAACGTCTGATCGACGACGCGTAAGGCATAGTCCATTGCGGATGGGCTCAGTGTGTGGAAGTGGGCCAAGTATGGCTTCTTCTTCTCCACGGCCAGGAAGCCCCAGGTTTTAACGTCCCAGCCGTGTAATCTCGCTATCATGCAGTACCAAGCCGCCTGCAAATGGTAGCCTCGTTTGTATATCTCCCGGCCAAAACCACGCTCGCTGGCGTCCTGGCACGTCTTGACGTCTCCCATTACTTTAAGTTTGGGTGAGTAAATGTCTGGTCTTATTGATAAAAGCAGCCCGGAGTGATGCTTAACAAATATGCTTGCCTCGCAAATCCTATCCTCTTGCTTCAGCAGTTTGCCGCAGTGGCTGTCGTTCATCAGGCCACCGATTATTTCGCCGTCGTCGGTGGTAAAACCGTGAACCATGCCCCGCACCAATTCGTAATCCTTGCGGGGCAGTAAGACCTTACCTTCAATCCTACATAGCTCCGCGTGCTCCTTGTAAGCCTTGGTGGCGCGGGTTTTCTCATCGCTGCACACGACGTTACCTTTTCCCGGTTCGAGCGCCTCCGAGTGCGTTGCGGTGCCAATGGCGGCAACTATCTCACTGATGTTTACCTCGCCGTACTGGGCGTGCATCGGGCTTTCCATTAGCCACTGCTTTAGGTATGACGAGGAAACCGCTGGTTTTGCGTGATAATCCTCGTTTGTCATGTCGTAATATATGCCTGGTTTCATCCTGTGCATTCTCCATCGTCTGCCTGGCATAAAAATGCCTCGTTATCGAAAATCCAATCACCTTGACGCTCAATAAAATTGCCAAGGTCTGCATAGCTACGTGACTTGTGAAATGTCCCGCCAGCCTTTGTTTCCATGTCTGCCCACCACTGCATTCTGTCTGGGTGCTCACGCCACATCATTGCCAGTGTTGCTTCTGATTTTAAAAAGCAGCCGTCACAATTACCTTTTGCAGTTACGCCATTTGGCCCATGCAAACGCAGATCAAAGGTTTGGCTGTTCCAAAACTGCATAACTTCTTTTTTGGTGACATTGGCGTGATACAGCGGATACCAAAACGTCCACCGATCTTCTTTTTTCTTTTTATTGACGCGTCTTGCTTCATCTGCACGGATGCCAATGCAAGAGTACCAGTGTTTCCAACCTTGCTTTACAAGGTATCGCTTGATTGTTCTGACTTTAAGTTCTGCGGTGCAAAATCGAGCAACGGCGTTGGGCAGGTAGGGGCGGTAAAGCATTTTCTCAAACGGCTCACCATTTCTTGCTGCACTATTATGAGAGACAACTTTATATGCGACTTTATTATCAATGCGGTCATACTCTAACCAGGTAATCGGGACATCCCAATGCTCGCTGCAATCTTGCACAAAGTTAAGTGTCTGTGGCATTTCTCTGCCAGTGTTTGCAAAAACTACTTTGGTTGTATCTGACAAACCGTCGTTAGCTGCTAAGATTTCATGCAACATATAACCAGACGTTCTGCCACCTGAGAAGCTAATGAGCACGTTGCCATCTGGTAAAGAGTAGGGGCTTGTCACTTCACTAGCCTCCCGTATGTCGCCATCAATAAAGCCTCGGCGCGGTGTTCATCTTTCTTGCGCTTGAGGTCGTCAGCCAGGGCAGGGAATTGCTGTATCGCTAATCGCCGGGCGCCATCCTTATCTGCCGGGACACGCAACGCCTTTTTCCAACTGGCCGGGGTGACGATCTGGTAGGGAATGCCAAGCAATGAGACGGCACTTAAAATCTGACCAAAACCCATCCCGATCTTAAATGCCGAGCTCACGCCTTGCTTTGGCCGGGCTCCCTGCTTCTCTATGACAAGGTAATCCACAGCCACACTGCTTAATATCTGCCTCAATTCGTGGGCGTCGAGGCCACCCTCAGTGAAGACGGGGAGGTCGTGTACCTCAGCCCAATCCCCCTGGAGGAGCGCCACGCCGCCCGTTTTATATCCGGGATCAATGCCTGCGAATGTCTTGGTCATCTTCGTCCCTTACTGATTCGCCGAGGATCTCCTTGCATAGGCTCGCCAGTGACCGCTCTTCGGCCTTGGCCTTGGCTACAAGCTTAGTTTTGATCTCTTCGGTGATGCGTACAAATAACGCAACTCGTTGTTTATCCATGATGTTTTCACTGTTTGCCGTTTTTTTATAAAAAGTAACTTCTGGTACTTGTATATAAGCTAGCTAATAGCTATCTTAATATCAATTAGACAGTTTACAGACAGTTTTTAGACAGGAGAGAACGATGAAACATATTATAGACTACGACCACATGTGCAGGGTTTGTCAGGGAAAGCAACGTATATACAGATGGGAATACTCGCCAACCACCGGGAAAGAGATTTTAACTGGTGAGGACTGCAACGCGTGCGTCGGCGGGTACCGCGCCATTTTCATAGGCAAGAGACAATGAACCAGGCGAAATCTAGAAAAGTTGTAGACATGAGCTGTAATAAAATTATGTTTACTGGCACTTGGGCTCAGTGCGTGAACTACTGCGTCCACAATAAGTTAGGCACGTATCACGAGCACGGCTGGTTGGGGCACGTCCTCAACATGGCGGAGCGATACGTGATCCAGGAGGTAACACAATGAAAGTCGGGGGGTTTATTTTTGGCGCGTCTGCGGAACATCAGAAGCATCAACGCCAACGCATCAAAGCAACGCTAGACACGAGCTCGGAGGTCAAATGGTTTACGGAAGAGCAGGGGCGTCAGAAGCGTGACCCGGACGACCGCACGGAGCTGCAACGCGCCGCCAGGTTTTGTCGGACGAACGACGCGACCTTCACCGTCAGCAGCCTCAAGGGCGCCTTTAAGTATAAGTGGCAGGGTCTCACCTGGTTGAAGCATCAGGTCGAGATGTATGACATGCGCGTGCTTGTGGCCGACGATCCGACAATATCAAAGGGGTCGCTGCATGTGTTATCTGCCGCCGCAGACATACAACGCGCCAGGATTGCAGAGAAAAGCAAGGCGGCCCTGGATGAAATAAAACGTAAACTGGCTGAGGAGGGGTCTCACGTCAGTAGGAAGGGCAAGAAGATCGAACGCCTGGGTATGCACAAGAAAACCAGTGAGGCTGGTAAGATTGGCAACAAAGCCCAGCGAGAGTTGGCCGCAGAACGTGACGCCGAGGTGTGGCCGATTATTGAACGATGCTTGGCGCAGGGCATGGGGTACACCGCTATCTCACGCCATTTAAACTTAACAGGAGTAGCCACCCCCGCCGTCAGGCGTCGAGAAGCGAGAGACACGATGGGGCTGTGGTACGCCTCAACCGTGCAAAATATTGTCTTGAGACAAAGGAGGAAAAAATGACAAATAACCTTAAACACATGTGTAATGGAGAATACACTTTTATATATCTGGCGAACTCGACTAACAAGCTTACACAGATTTCCAAACGTCGAGCTCTTGGCAATTACACGTGTGGATGGAATGCAAAAGGTCAGCCATTCGCTCCAATCGCACCTCCAACTTACGGAGGGTCAAATGTCCAAGCATGATGCAAAAATTGACTTTATAGAGGCGCAAGAAACGGAGCTGGCTGATGAACATAAAATACCACACTACCCATCAGACGGTAACGATCTGCGCGACTTTAGAGAGAGCCTCATCCAACGCTTTGTCCAAACGCAAATTAAACTTGAGCACCAGTTATATTTAGACAAGAAAAAATGGTCTGAGAATGATGAAATTTCACGCTGGACTTTTGCAACGCATAATCGTCAAATGGTTTTTTGGATGTTTGCAATTGAGGACATTGGCGAGGGGTTTTCAGTCTCAAGGGCGGCAGATTACCTTCAACGCGATAGAGCAAGTGTATCAAAAGATTTGTCAGAGTTACACGCTTTGAAGTATATTATACGCAATACAAAAGAGGGCTGTCAGCGGTATTACTTGCCGTCGCAACGGCTCTTAAACAATGCCGCGTGGTACTCAAACTACTATGTAGACTTGACTTTAAGCCTGACAGAAGACAAAAATCGTGGCGCATTTTTTGAGTATAGATCAGCAGAACGCGACTACTTTAAAGCGCAAGAAAAAGCGTGACACTGTGCAACAAAAAATATGTGTACACGTCACATTGACGCAAAGAATCAAATATTGTTAGGATTAAGACAGTTTGCAGACAGTCGTTAGACAGTTTGCAGACAAGTCTTAGATGAGGAAGGCATGAGACGTAACAAGCTAAAGATAAATCCTACGGTTCTCAAGATGAGCATGGGGCTGATGAAATTTCGCAGGCGGGTCGAGATACCGTGTTGGCACGTAGACCACCTGAGAAAAATCGTTCGCATCTTTAGGGAGTACGCCGACCGCCTGGAGGCTATCGCTGACGCGAATAAGCTTCGACCCTCAGACAAGACGTCCGCGTCACAGCAAGTCATCTGCCAGATGAACCTGGATATGCAGCTAATGACGCCAAAAGATCCTCGGGAACGGGGTGAAGAAAGGGGCGGGTACAACCACGGCTTCGGCCGGGGATACCTAAACACCAACGGCTTTGACGAGCTGCTTGCCCGTGACGACATGGACGACTAACAGTATCTGGTACTAGAGCCAAAGTATCTGGTACGTCAAAAAAAAGGAAAACTAAAAATGTTGAGCGCAGTAGAACAATTAGTAAAAAAGTATCAGGGCGTTAGGCGAGAGACCTCAACCGAGACCCGTAAATCTAATTCGCATAATATATATTATCTGTATATGTTCAGAAAGGGTGTTTTAGCTACCCAAACAGACCAGACTAAACAGAATAGCAGATTAATCAGAGAGCTAGCTGGGGATATAATCGGCTGCGTCTCTCTTATGGTCTTGTTTTTCGTAACACTTTTTATTGCGGGGGTCTACCAATGATTATCCGCGACGTAAAATTTAAGTCTAACGCAAAGAACGAAAGACTCATACAAGACTTTGAGGAAAACCTAGTTGACCTGGCAGATCAGCTCGCTGTTTGTCACGCTGAGATAAGAAAGTGGAAAGCTTTTGAGCGTGCCGCCGCCCAGGGTTTATTTGAGGGTATGCGGTTATGTGAGATCGCGCAGCTTACCACTGACGACCATGTTTTTACTCTTAGCCATGACACGGTTGAGGTGGAGTATGACAAGGGGGTGGTGCATTGACCAAGTATCCAATGAGCCCCCCGCAAAAAGAAATCTACGATTTTATTGTGGAGTTCTACAACGAATATCCTGACCGTTACCCATCACTGGCGGCCATGTGTACTGGCATGGTTGGCGACCGTCGCATCTGTAAAAAGAGATCCGGCAGGGAGGGACCGCGTCACCTGGTAAAACAGTTAATCAATAAAGGTTGGTTGGAAGAGAAGTTTTACCGCAACGTGGCTTATTGGGTTCCGACAGATTGAGCCACGCGTATCGGCGTGACGTGCGTAACTTAGATCAAATGAAACGATTTGAGGTTGCCCACGTCACCGTCGAGGTCAATGAGGCAGAGCAAACTTTCGCACTCATCCCCGGCGAGGCAATCAACGCAAAGGATCGCAAGCCCCTGTTCTCCGGCATAATCACGGACGGCATGGGCGTGCAGCTTAGGATTTTAACAAACGAAATAGAAGAGATAATACTGAGGGGCAGAGCATAATGATGTTAGTTTATTATACGGCGCTCGTTCTTGGCTACACGTTAAACGACGAGAAGTTATCGGCAACATTTTGGATGAAATCATACGACCAGTGCCTGGAGGCGATGACACACCTGGAGGACATGTATGATTATTTAGCCGATTACGTCGTGGAAGATAACCGCATGTTTATGTGGTGCGAAAAATCAGACGTACCCAGCAATACAATAACCAAACCCAGGATGAGGCCAAACAGTTAAAGGAGTAAAAAAATGAAATGGCGAATAGATAAAGAAAACGAATTATTAATTTTGGATGGGGATTACAGAATAGATTTTGACCGTCTGCAAGAAGGTGATTGGTTAAAACATTTAGCAGAAAAACGATGGGTCGATATGGATGAACTGTTCAAAGCTTTTGTCAGCGCATTTAGAGCGGCAGAGTTACCCTTAACAAAGGATTTCTTTGCTAAATTTAAACTGGCGTATCTGCGAAATGTTGACGATAAATTTTACGATTTAATATTTAATTTACGCCACGCAAACGATGAAAAGCTTTTCAGAAAAGTCAGCGATTTTAAATCAGAACAAGAATTAATAAAAGAAATCGTCGCTTAAAATTATGGTAAGCTATGAGTGCCGGGTTTTATCGCAATACCCTAACCATAGCAGTCTAGGTTTTCTTTGATATAGTAGAAAATGACTAGACACTAAGGGAGGTTGCAGCCTCCCTTTTTTATACAATAGACAAGGCGAGCTCTAAGGTTTCTTTATTACGCCTTGTCCAACCCTTCCCGTAATGCTGGAAGTCATCCAAAGATTCATAGAACTTCTGTCGCCCGTAATAATAGTTGTCTAAAACTTCCTTTGGGTCGCGGTCATGCACGGCGGCAATTGTCATTTTACCGATAGCCCCGTCCACAGTTATCCCGCCAGTAGCCTTTTGCAGTATTTTGGCAGCTCTACTCGGCCCGGCGTTCACACACATGTCAGCGGTGCTTATATCGACGCCTGCTGGCAAATTGTCGGCCTTGACGACGTCCCAATAGTTTTTCTTGTACAGCGGCTTCACGTCTTCCTCAGTCAACGCCTTCATAACCTCAATTGGAGCTGGCTTCCCGGTATACTCTGCCCACGTCCAGGCAGTCACTCCCAGCATCGTGGAGCCCTTGTTGCCGTGGCCGTCGCCCTTGGCGTTTCCGTTGTCACGTTCGTCGTCTGTGAAGCCTCCCTCATGCTTGATGAGCATCTTAAAAAACATATACCAATTTTCTTTCATTACTCTGTCTCCACTTCCTTGGTTCCCCATCGCCGGGTGTATCCGTCTGCCTCATATGAAGCGCCCCATTTATTCTCGGTAAACGTGGCAAACTTTATAAGATCCTCGGTGTCTGCATATAGCTGGTCGATCCAGCCGTTGTTTTCTTCGACCTGAGCCTCTAGGTGATAAAGCTTGTGCATTTGCGAGCTGACCCACCACACCCCAGCGACGGTCTGCAACAGTATTGCCCCCACGAGCACAATTGGAATTTTGAGATCACTCATTTCTTTACCCCGTAATATTTACTGACTGCCCGGTTACCAAACCAGAAAGACATGATGGCCGCGAATAATCCTTGCGTCTCCGCTGTCCACATCAAAGGCACGGCGTCTGTCCAGTTGCCGCCCTCTGTCATTACGCGCATAATCACTACCGCTTGTACGGCAACGAAAAGAGCAAAAAAACAGTAAGTAATAACAGGCCGTACACTACCTCGTAATGCGTTGACAAAACCCCCAGCATCCATTGCGTCATGCTTGTATAACCCCTCTGTTTCTTTTATCTCTGCTTGCTTATCTATAATGTTAAGCTTCAGCTCGTTGCGCTTGGTCATCATATCCATCTCAACTTTCATGCGCTCCAGGTTGTGTTTGTGATCCTGGCTTGCTTTGAAATAGTTAAGGATTTCTGGAAGGAAAGATGTGGAAAAGCCCAATAAACTGCCTAGTAATGTCATCATGAGTCAGTCTCCCTTTATTTTTCGTTTGATATTTCCGCACTGGCTGTCATGCTGGTGCTTGTTTTCTTGGTGGCGCTCTTACTTTCCATGCTGGAAAAACCAAAAAATGCGCCAACCAAAGCCGCGATACTTACAAAATAAATGGATGCCATAGCGCCAATAATTTCGGCTGCCTGGTCAAGGCCAATGGCGCTGGCAAGCAAAACCGCAAAGGGATAAAGAAGGAGGCCTAACAAAGAAAACCACGCCATGTTTCGCTGACTGTCTCTACGTTTGTCAGCATCCTCAATCTCTTTTTTTCTATTCAAAATTTCGAGAGCTTCCCACTCAGTTGGCTCTATTACCCCGTTGCCGTTTTTGTCCATTTTTTGAAAATCGTTCATTGGCTTTCCTCGCTATACTTAATGCTATTGCCCGGTCCCTTGTTATGACCACCACCTTGCCGTTTTCGTTGTAAAGCACCCATTTATTTTTGCTCTCTATCAACTTCAAAACAATGAACCGCGCTGTTGCTGTTTGTGACCATCACTCGCGCTTTAACCATTTGCGCTTTGCACGCTTCTTCGCTGCCGTAGGTTCCAACCTGAAAGTAATCAAACTCTTGCGCTGCAAACTGCATCCAGACTAAAAACCACATCACCAGCGCCCCTGCCATTTGCCCAAAAAGTAAAAAGCGATAAACAAAATACCACCACTTAAAACAAAAATAACTGCGCCAATTGCAAAGTTTATGAGGTTATCGATTTGCTCTTGCTTACGGTAAAGCTCATCCTTGCGCCTTTTGCGTTGCTGCGCCTCTATAGCTAAAACCTCTTTCCATGCTGACGGCCCGTACATGAACGAAATTTCATCCTTTAAGCTTTGGCGCATCTCCTTGAATTTACGCTCATTATTCCACAAAAGGATCGCTGACTCCTCGTCGCTACCTTTGAATGTCTTTTTCCAAAATGGTGGGTTCTCTTCTCTCCGTTGAAGTTCTGTAAAATCTGAAAATGCTTTGCCCCATTGATTTAATTGCCCGGCCATTTTTCCTAGATCCTCGCCGGCGGAAATGGCGCCCTTAAGCGCCTTAAAACTGCCAGTGGCGAGAGCTACACATCCACTAATTGTAACCGGGTCCATTGTCCTAGCTAAAAAACGTCATTCGCAGGAGTAACAGCAAACTTGCGCCAGTAATGGAAATCATTATTGCTTCCATTTTCTTAATGCGATTGTACAAGTCCTTTAGCTGTATTCTCATTTCAGTTTTTATTTCCACAACCTCTTTCTCCAATCCATCAATACGTGTATGCGCCGAGGCTACGGTGCGTTTGTCAGTGCTCACCAGGTTCCCTCCCAGTTGCGCAGTTTGGCGAACTCGCCGTCCATCAGTTTGCGCTTGATAACCTCTTTCATGGCTTCGGTGTCTGTCCACGCCACGCCAGCCTCCTGGAGCCAGTTGTTAAGCAGGGCGGGGTGTAAACTGCCAATATGCTTGTAGTCTGACCCAAATGCGTTTGGTGATTGCTCACGCGCGTGCTCCACGTCTTTAATCATGCCGGACGCGTCAAAGGTGTGCTTCAGTATGATTTTCTCATCGTCAAAAAATACTTGCTCTGAGATTTTATCTCTATCCATCTTCCCAGGCCTCATTGACGTCCGGCGTAGACTTGTCGTCACCCTTCAAGGTGCCATTGGCATTTCTGGCGCGTTTTTTAGGTTTGGCTGACTGAAATACTGGTTGCTCGGGTTCTAAAATCTGCAACGCGTCTGGCCGCATTTTTAATATCTTTGTGACTTCATCTTCGGGCAAATCAACAATTTCCTCATTGGATTTTATCCCGGCTGACGTAGACATTCTACGTGATGTAATTTTAACTCTCATTTTCTCTCCAGTAGTATCTGGTAATTGTATGAAAAGGGGGCAGTCTCCCGCCCCCTAAGTTGTTTATGAAGTTGTGTTGTCTGCAATCATTCCAGACGCCTTTTCATTTTTACATACGAGGGTTAGCTCAGTAGTAATTTGTCTTTGAGTTGAGTCCCCAGTTTTGGCTAACGCTACGTTCTTAGTTGGACGTAGTGTTGCGACTTCCCACATGTTGTCTTGCATGATGAAAACGTCCTTACTTCTGTTCTCCCTACTAGGCTGGAAAGCTACCTGGCCCCACGGGGTCAGATAAACCGACAACGAGTTGACCACACGCTCATCAGCGGCCACGACGTTTGCTCTTTGGTTGTTATTACCAGTGAACGCCAACGCCTTATTCATCTGAAACGCAGACAAATAACAGGTGTCAGGCATACCGCCATTTTCCCACATAGACTGCATAACATCGTCAAATTTAGCCTGGCTGAAGGCGGTGGGAGCGGAGGAATCTGTCCTCGCGTCTGACCCGTCCCCAGTTGCGTTTGCTCCTGATGATGCTGAAACAAAATTGACGTTGGTAATTAACCAAGTCGGAGCGCCAGCTAACTCACGCGCAGTAGTGGCATTACCCGCAACTTTTGCGTTATTGGCAAAAAGCGCTTTTTCAATATCGAGCTTTTGCTCTCGTGCCACCTGGATCAATTCGTAGGCCATCCGACGTGTTTTGCCGATATTATCCAAGCCTTCATCAGTATCTGAAATGATCACAGAATTTTTGAAAATTTGTGTTCTGTTATTATTTCTCGTTTCCTGAGTCCTGGCTTCGGCGGCAGTCGCGTCACCTTCGATGTGTGCGTTTGTCCCGGATGACCGTAGTGACGACGTTAAGAACTCGTGCAGCGTGCTGCTGGCAGTCGTTTTTGGCGTCCTCGTGTAAAACGGCGTCTCGTGAGGAGTTACGTTTGAAATAGTTTCTGAAATGTCTTCAGCTATACTATTTGCATAGTCATAACTGTCGAACGTATTTGCTGGTTGAGCCATGATTTTTTCCCTTCAATGACTTAATTGTTTAAAATAAGGTTGATCGCATCTTCGACCGACCCCGTTTGCTTCAAGCGGCCTTCCGCTTTTTTGCGAGCCGCAGCCTTACCAGTGTTTGGGCGTTTTTTTGCTCCAGCGGTGACGTTGGGTAAGCTCTCATTGGTTGAGGTCGCCTTGCCACGTTTTGCGACGAGCTGTCGGTATCGCATCGCGTCGTGCATCGCCAAAATGTAACGATGGTCCTTCACGCTGCTTAACTCTTGCTCTGTGAAGCCGTAGTGGTTACCTACTTCCATGAGACCCTTTTTTATTGCTTCACCCTTTTTGGGGTCCACAATGGCCGGGAGACGATCAGCCAGGAGTTGAGCCTGTTGTGCGGTGTACTCTTGCACTTGCTGTTCCTGGATTGCTGCCTGCTGCTGGCGCATTTGATGCACCTGAGCCACCTTGGTGTCGTAAGCCTTTTTGGCTTCGTCGTATTGCATTTTCCGCTCCATGTAGCCAATTGGATCATTCTGAAAATCGGACTGATTCAATTCGGCTGGAGGTTCCATGCCTGTCTGCTGGATATTTTGTATAAACGCCTGCACCTGTTGTTGCTGCTGGGCTAATGCCTGACTTTGCGCCTTGTAGTCTTTCTCAAGCTTTGCGACGTCTTGCATTCTTTGGTTGATGTAACCCTGGCCCGCCGCAGACTGTTTCAATTGGTCAAGGGTCCACTGCTCTTCTTTGCCGTTAATCTTAACGGGGATGAGCGTGTCTGACGCAGTAACTTCCTCGGCTAGGTCTATGTCATCAAAATCGCCGTCCTCTAACTCTAGGTCGTCAGACTGCGTGTCTGCTTCTGCCTCAACTTCTGGTTGGTCCTCGCTCTCAATCTCTTGAGTTTGCTCGGGTGCCGCCTCAGTCGTTTCTGTTGGCTCTTCAGACTTAGTATCTGATACTTGTATATTATCTGTATCAGTATCTGGTACTTGTATTATCTGCTCGACGGCAGACATAATATTACTAGTCGTCGTGTCCACGGTACTAGTTCCTTTCAGTTAGAAATCTCTCTGCGTCAATCGCCGCGTCAAGGTTGATTTCAATTGCCTGCAATGCACGAATTATTCCGTGCGCTTCTTCGCGGATTTCAATGTCTTGAGATCCACTAGTCGCAAACACCTCTTTTTGTTGTTCACGAACATTCCTAACGAACTGCTGGAAGGCGGTGTCGTTTTTTAATCTCTGGGCCTCTTCGGCCGTTAATCTTACGTCTGTCGTCATTGTCCCTGGGCAATCCCTGCAATGGTTCGGACTTTATCTTGTTCTGCTTTCACTCTTGCTACATCTACCGCAGTTCCATACTCACCAGCAACTTTTGCTGCATCCACCAGTAGATCCTGAGCCATTTGATCGCGTTTTAAATCGTCTGCGGCGGCTGATTTTGCGGCGTCTAATTGCAACTTAGCCATGTCTGATTGCATTTTTACCTGGGCTTTCATTTGCTCTGCCTGGAGGTACGCCGCGTTTGGATCTGGCTGGCTTTGAGCCATTTGAGCTTGCTGCTGTTGTTGCATCGCCAACATTTGCTGCTCTATTTCCTGATTGATAGGCGCAAAGTATCTGTCTGAGTTACGAACCCCGGCGGCGGCCATCATGTCAGTTAAGGTGTTTCTAATGTTTGTCAGGCTCACCAAGCCGTTGGAGGGGCCGTACTGCTGGTAAATCTGTGTTTGCATTGTCAGCGCCTGCTGTAGGGCCGCCACGCGTTCATCCTCACGCCCGGTGCCCAAACCCACATTTACACTTATGTCCATGCTGCTGTCCCAGACGCGTGGGTCTACGGGTACGAAAATGCCGTTTAAACGCATCATGCGCTCCTCATCGACGTTCTTGTGGACAATGCGCAGCATCAACCGAAATAGATCCTTGAGCCCTTCAGATAGATTTCTAACCATGACCTCAACTTGACCCGCTGCGGCCTCCACTGACGCCGTGACGGCTGCCTTTGTGGTTGATTGCAACATGTCTGGGTTTAACGCTATGTTCTGCGTGACGCCCGTCTTCTGCTCCACGAGCTTATCCATGTAGGTGAGTGCGCTCAGTGTCTGCCCGGCGACAAAGGGCACTGATAACTCTTGCACCGACCCCGGTTGGCGCATCCTGACCAAAGCGCCTATCTCGTTGTTTAAAAGGTCATCGACGGCCACCTGACCCTCGACAAATCCCACTCGCGGGTTGTTGGTTAGCGCCACATTATCCAGGATGCCCCGGAGGATCGCTGTGGCGGCGTCCTGGTCGTCGCAAATCATCTCAGCTATGGAATTACCGTAAAACGAATGCGGTTCCGGGTCTACCTCTAGCTTAACCAGCGGCACCTCATCGCAAGGCTCAAAATCCAGCAACTCATACTTTGACCCGCCGCAGATAAACTTGTGTAGGACTGGCACGCCGGACCCGTCAGCGTCTACACGCATGTAGGCCTCGGTAATTGCCACGTTTTTCATTGTCGGGTCTTGCGAACTCTCATCGTCAAAATCGTCGTCGTAACCGTTCCTGGCGAAAGCCTCGACGTTTGTCATATCTGATCCGCTGGAAAAGCTGTCTAGGTTCGTGACAATTTCCGGGTCAAAGCCCATCGCAATAACATCCCCGGCACGCATCTCGGTGCGGTGCGCGACCACGTAGGCGTCTTCCATTGTCCTGGCGTCACGGTTTACAAATATTTCCTCTGGCGGGACGCTTTCCAGGCATAGGTCGCCCTTCATCTCAGTGCGTGATATTTTCACGCTAAATATTGGAGCCTCAATGTCCATGCCAAACTCGTCCATTTCCATCCGCATTTCCATTGTCTGCTCCAGGACTGTCACATCTGAATCTGACGTGAGTAGGGACAGCTCATCCTCGCTTAAATCGGAGAAGGTGTAAATCTTAGCTTTTGGGTAGTTTTTGTAATACGCCTTGAGCACTCCCTGTTTTTTGACGAGGGCGTCGTGGATCGCGTCGTTGAGCAACTTATAACCGTTTAGCCGGGAAAACTCGTGGTGCATGTAATTAGTTGCTTGCTCCGCCAGGGCGACGTCCTCCGGGCCTTTCGGGACGTATTCCACTGGCTTTCCCGTGCTGAGAAACACCCGCATGATGCTGGGCTTGACCGCGCGCACCGTGTCCCGGACCTTCGTACTGGTGACCTTGGATCTGCCTTCCTCATGCCCAATGTCTACATCCCCGTCCATATAGCGTTGGCTTTTAACCCTTATGTCGGTTATTTCGCTTTCCACAAAGTCCACCGCGTTTTGTATTGCGTCGGTTACAATGCCTTGGATTTCTTCTCTGCTTTTTGGTTTTAATTCCATTACTGAACTCCAATCATATTAAGAAGGCCGTCAGTAAATGGTTTTACATTTGGGGCAAATTCATTTGCTGAAGCTCCTGACAAGGGACGAACGACGCCAGGCCGCGCTGCCTTAGCTGATAAGTTTATTATGCCGTTAACCATGCCCTCCAGGCGTTTTAACGCGCCCGCGTCAGTAACCGCAGACTTAACAAGCTCTGGATCTTCGCTAACTAAGATTTTTGCTATGCGTAAGTTTTCGGCGTCGGTTAAATCACGACCAAACATTTTCACGATGCTGCGAGCTATGTCGCCTAAAGCCCTGGGGTCGCCCATTTGCAATTGCATTAAACTGTTTGCGCCTAGTCTAGATCCAAAATTTGAGTTTTCTATCAGGGTCTCGGCGGTGTTAGTCCTATCCATTATTGCAGACTTGGCGGCGTTACTTTCTGTCGCTATGTCTAGCTTTTTCAAAACACTTTCTATTGTCTCATCCGGCAAGGCCATGCGTAAAAGCTCATTCATGCCCAGCTCATCATCTGATAAATTTTTAATGAAGCTCGCCCGGTTTCCACTTTTTAATCTAGCTTGAATTGATGACAGCATGCCGGACCTAAAGGCGTCAATTGCCTCCTGATTTCCGGCAGCAAATAAATCTTGCAATTGAAGGATTTTCTCATCGGCACTACCAGTAAAAGCTTTTCTCCCGGCGTCAAACGCGTCAAAGTTATCCCTGGCTAGTTTGGCCTGCGTTCTGGCCGCAGCTAAGTCTGGGATATTGGCGTCAATTGCGGTTCGCACGTCGGTTGCGATTTCTGCTATGTCTGAGCCGACAAATCCGCCGCCCGGCTTCGCAAACTTTTTACTTGCCGCCGCGTCTAAACTGCGCCTGACCACCTCGGCCTCCTCTGGGTTTGGCCTGCGTAAAAATTGTAAATCGCCGTCTTTCATTTTAAACAATGGCTCATAATTTGGGTCGTTTACCCTTGTTTGGAATTTTTCCATTAATGATTTTCTGGCGGCCGGGACAGCCTGCACGGCCATAACTAACTCACCAAAAACCTCGTCGTTAACTTCACCCGTTTTAAATGGCGCGTAAGCCGTGTTTTCTGCCTCACGGACGGCCTGCCTGTTTGCTTGATTTCTTGCTACTTGCAGTTGACCGTCGCCGCCCAACGCCTCATCAACCGCGCTGGCCGCTTGCTGCCTGGTTTGCGCCGGGCGATTAGTCAACGTGGTGTTTATTAAATCGCCAGCCTCGCCGCCTTGCGCCCGTAAAGCTTTAGCGGCCGCAGCCAGGGTTTTATTTTCAATTAATATTCTGCCGTCCATTATGTCTTGAACGATTTCCTCTGGTGTTTTTTGCAGCTTATTCACCAGGCGTTGTATTTCGTTATTAACAATGGTTGAGCCTCGACGACCCACCAGGTTGCGAGCTGACCGCACTAATGCTTTCAATCCATCTCCGCTCTTTCTGAGCGCCGTGCTTGCAACCGGGTTGACGACAGCCCCCGTGGCGGCTCCAACAGGAACGCGGGATACCCTTTCTTTAAAACCTCCCTCGCCAGTGTTAAACGCATACGCGCCGCCCTCAGCCGCGCCCATTAACGCCAGACGTCCGGCCGTTGCGGGTATTGAAGCTCCACCAGTAAAGGGAGCCGCCGCGATTGACGACGCCACAGCCCCGCCAGACTCTAACGCTAACGCCTGCAACGGGTTTGCCTCTCGGAACATGCTTAGATCGTCTCTTATTGACTGAAGAACTGTGTCGTAATCTTGCTTACCCAACGACCTCACGAACGCCTCTATTTCGTCTGAGCTGCCAAAGCTTAAACCCTGCAAAACCGTTTTGAGTTTTGTCATTGTAGTTGCTTCATAATCATCTGGCACACGAGCCGTATTGTTTGCACCGCCAGTAGAATTTATTAAATTTCTGTAAAGCTCCGATGTTTCAGTACTCATAGTTCATTCAGCCCTTCTTTTGACCTCATCAATTACAAATTGACGATTTTTAGCCGATAACGGGGACGTCCCGTCCATAATTGGAATGTATAATTTCTCCAGCTCTTCAAATGATTTTTTGCTGTATGGGTTCTCAACCTTTACTTTTTCAAGCGAGTCTAAGTAATCGTCGAAATTTTTATCGGGATCTGCATAGATACGTGCGGCTTCCATAAGTGATTGACGGTACTTTTGAATTGCGAGCTCGCGCCGTTCTATAAATTCTAAGAGTTGTTGAGGCCTAAGACCTAACGGCAGACCTTGTGTTAAAGCTAAATCTAACTCACCCTTAGACAAAGCTCCAAAGGTGACTGACCCAACTACGTCTAGACCGAGGGCATTTCTTGCGCTTGTAAGTTCAGCCGCTTCAACTGATATATCTGCAAAATATTGCGTTATTGGACCAGAAATATCAGCCTGACCAGATGCTATTGAATCACGCAAGGCTCGCTTGGCTCTTGCCATGTTACGCAAGGAACTATCCACATTTATCAAACTACTAATAGTAGTTTGAACCATCTTAGCTTTAGCACCCGCCGATTTAGTTTCAAACTCAGTGACCCTCGCTTGCTCAACTTCATTAGCCTGAGCAATCCTTATAGCCTCGGTTGCCGCCGGACCAGTTAGTATCTGGTTGTCTGGGCTGACCACTTGCTTTGTCCCATCTTGGAACACACTTATAGTAAGACCGTTAAGATATTGTTTTGTGTTGGCCGCCGTCTTGTTTGCGGCGTTTGTGCTTTGTGAGTTGATGTAGGTTTTCATTGCCTCGCTAGCGCCCATTGGGCCTACAAGTAACAACGCAGCCTGAGCGTTTTCATCTCCCGCCGCTGCTTTTTGTTCAAGGAAAGCCACCGTTTGATTGTTTGCGCCTGGCAGGGTGAAGCCCTGTTGCTGGTAAAACATATTTGCTGCCGTTTGAAAATCTACTCCAAGCCTAGACTGCAAATTCATAATAGCTTCGTCTTCTTCGGTTAACTGACCAGGTAACACACGCTGCCCGGCGTTTGGCCCGGTGATGTAATATTTAAACTTATCTCTACCAGTTTCTATTTTGGCCTGCTGCGGATTGAGTTGTTTTTTTGCAATTTCGCTAAATATACTTCCGACCATGCTGGGGTTGTTTTCTGCCAATGCTGCCAGGCGGGGATCAATTGTTTTTAAGTATTCAATGCTTTTATTTGTCTGCGCTTGCGCCTTGCGCTCTTGTAAGTCGCTCGCCGCCATTTCCTTACGTTCTTGTATGTCGTTCGCCGCCATTTGCATCAAAGGCTGTAGCTGTTGCGGATTGCCAGACAAACTCATTAAACCAATTGCCAGCCTATCGCTTGCGTCTCGATCACGACCAGTTATGGCATCGCCTAAACGGCCAAACCCGCGCTGTACATTGTTGCCAAATTTACTAAGAACGCCATTTCTTTGCGCCATTGCCATCTCCTAATATTTCATCAACCGAACGGTAAAGCACCTGGAAAAATATATTTAATTGCTCCAAGACTACCCAATATGCCAGGGTTTTTTGTTTCTGTTTCTGACTGTGGCGCTGGCGCTGCACCCAACGCAGCAAGTGGCGCAGTTAAGCTTTGCATTGGGCTGTTTGAGTAACCCGCGAAATCACCCCTGGCGGCGTCGATCAACGCTTGCTGTAAGCCTTGCTGCATAAGTCCTTGCTGCATCATATCTTGATTAATTGTGCGGCCAGTGTTGAAAGCTTGGTTGCTTAAACCGCCTAGCTGATTAGCATAATTAACACGTTGGTTTCTGTCAGTCATTGCGTTGCTCATGGCGGTGTTGTAGCCGCTCTGTCTTAGTCTCCCGGCAACATCGCCCATAGTGTCAAGCTCAGTCACGCCATGTCTCGACCCGCCAAACGCTCCACCACGCAAAGCCGCAGCGCCAACGTTTTGCCTAACGTCGTTTAATGATTGCTGCACCACTTGGTTCTCAAATGGGTTCATATACGCGCCGACTTGCAATGGCCCCGTCATCGCTGCCGCAGTGCCTGTCATTGCGCCTTGCAGCCCTTGTGATGCTGCGGTGTTTACGTTGAAAGGGGCAGGCGCTGCATTAGAGGCAGAAAAGTTATCCCCGCCATTAGGTGCTAATGGTGGAAACTGATTTCCTCCATATGGAACGAAATTTCCTTGCGGATCAAAAAAACCCTGCTGACCCCCTTGAGTAATTCCACCCGCTGTTGTCATTTGAGGCGATGCTGAAGCAGGCGTTGCGCCCGTATTTGCCTGCTGAACTTGACCGCCGCCCTTTGATCCTTGACCTGCCATTATTCTGTCCTCTGTGTGTTAATCATCATCTGCCGCCTATGTTTCTGCCACCAACGCCAGTTTTTTGTTTACGTTTAGCAAATGCTCCTTTGCCCTTTTTAGCATCATCTTTAAGCTTCTTTTTTTCTCTGCGTTTTTTTGCTGCTATTCTTGCATCATCTGTTGTTTTTAAAATACCGCCGTCGTATGAAGTGTCATCAAAAGGCGTGACTAAGTTTGCAATTGTCTGCGCTAAACTGTTTTCTCCAGTTGCATTATTTCCAATTACGCCAGGGGCGGGGGAACCAGTGTATCCGGCGGCGGTGGCTAATCTAGGATCAACTTGACCTTGCCCATAACCAACCGAAACCGTAGAGCCAAATTGATTAGTAGCGGCATTATTGTCGTTGGTATTATCTGCATATTTAGTAAAATCAGTTGCAGTAGCCGACGAACCAACTGGGAAATCACTAGCGGAATAAATTGGGCTATCGGTATAAAAACTTGGGTCGATGCCGTATGCGTCGTTTACAATTGCTAAACTTTCATCAGTTGGGTCTAGCACGCCGACAATTTGGTTATTATCTGCAACAAAAGGATTATCGTAATTAATGTCTGGGTTTACAATTTGGTTATCTTGCCCAAAATTTCCAGTTTGATCGTCCGTTGGTACGGTTGAAATAACTTCTGGGGTAGGGGTAAAGCCACCGCCACCGCCGCCACCGCCGCCGCCACCGCCGCCACCGCCGCCGCCACCGCCGCCACCAGAACCACCGCCACCACCAACAGTGCCGCCATCGTCGGGTAAAACTGGGTTCATTGGGTTGTAACTTCCACTAAACGGATCAATAAACATGCTGTTTATAGCGTTAAACTGGCCTGGTCGAGCCGCAGCAAATTCGTCCATCATGCCTTGAAACAATGGCGCGGCAGAGTAGGCACGCACGCCGTTTGCGTATGTGGTTGGCTCTCCCATTCCACCAAAAATATCTGCACCAGTTGGAGCACCCAAGCCAAAAGCATTAGCCGTCTGCGCAGTATTTCCAAACGCGCTTTGTTGCATTGGCGTAAAAGCTGCAACCGTTGGGCCAAAACTTTGTGGCACGTAACCAAGCTTACTAACAAAGTCTGCGCGTTGCAGATTGTTTTTAGCTGCATCCTCGATGTATTGCGGTATTTCTACGCTTGTGCTTGATCCACCTTTACCCATTTATATCTCCTTAACGTAGCTAGTATGCATTGGTTTCCATCCATGTTTTGCTAATGGTTTTTTCCACCCAAAACGGCCGGTCATATTCAATGCGGTGCATCCTTGCTGTTTTGCCCAACTTATCACGTCTTCATGCATGGATAAAATTTCGGTGAGATCGCCGCCGCCCAGGAAAACATTGAGCACTTTTTTCTTCGGATATTTTATGATTTCCGTGACCAGACAACTTTTTTTGGCAGGCCACAACTGCATCGTCCCGTTGTGCAAACCTTCATAAATATCAATTATGTCATGCGTGCCGCCAGAATAGTTTAATGCTGCTTCTATGTGTGGCTTGCAACGCTCAAATTCTGGATGCATCAAAACGCACCTCCGCTTAAAGCCACGCGCTTCCAGATGTTTGCGCTTCCATCATGGCTTGCCGTGCAGACGTAAATATAATTTGCATCCCAACTGACTAAACCCGCTGTATCGCCAGACGCGCCAACGCTACTAGCAGGCACAGATTGCTTAACTACTATTTCTTTAAAACTGCCTGTCGCGCTTACAATTGGATACTTGTAGGTACGATCCCACAGCAAAACGCCATCCTCTGCGGCACTGTCATAATCACGCCTATGCGTTAAAAAAGAACGTGTGCTTTGTATCCAGTTGGTAAACTTTTCAGCCCACACACGTAAATCTTGACTTATAGGCGGAACGCCGTAAAAACTCATCGTTTACCACCCTGCAAGGCGTCTAACCTCATAATGCCCACACGCCAATCCGCAGCCTCAACGCCCTCAACCCTCATGCGAACTTGACGCCCTTGGAAACGTACAGATGTTGGGTTGGCCGTTGCAAATGGACCCTTTTCTGTTTCGCTGCCATTTGGAAAATTTCTAACTTTAAATTTCAACCTAACATCACCCTGATTTTTTTCATCAGGGATTACCTTTTTAACTTTAATCAAACGATCCCCAGAGCCTATTGCAATTGGGCCAGTTTCCGCGAAAGGCGTCGCGCTGTCGTAGTTAAATCCAACCTCATGCTCGTAAACAATTGCATCTGATTTAACCATTAACGGCAAGCGAAATACGCCACGGTCAATGCCAGAAGTTCTGTCGATATTTCCAGTTGACCAAATGTTTTCTAGGTAGTCGTAAACCACGTACTTGTCACATTCGCTTGAGCCTTGAGATTGATAAAACCACCAAATCTCGTTCCACTGGCTGTTAACCATTGCCTGCACTTTTGAAGCCTGGTCGTAATTAATATCTGAGAAAACAAGATCAGCAACTGAACATGGTATTTCTTGAACAGCGCCGCCAGAGTACAAGAAAAACCCGCGCTTACCCATCCATATCACACCTACATCAACTGACGCGTAAGCCCCGGCGCTGATAATTCCGCAAGATGTGCCAACCCTAGAAAAACCGAAAACAAAGGGTGGCCCTTGATAGGTCATAGTGTGCACATCTTGGTCAGTTAACAGCAAGGACTGACCTCTGGTTTTTACTCCCGCTAACAAAGTTCCGTTGGTTTGTAGCTCAATATCTCCCGCCTGATTGCTAGCCGCAGCCGTCCAGGTGTTGTAATCCTCTTGATCCGAAAACTGTACTTTACGCGGATTTCCTCCGGCACCCAACGCAACTAAAAACCTTTCTTCGGTAACGAATAACGCCTGGTTATTGGTTGGTGCGTTTGTGATAGTTGCGGCGTTGTTGCTAGTGTTTAAATCCCAATACAAAAGCTTGCCGTCATCGCTAGAACACGCGACCAATTGCTCACCCCAATTGTCTAAGCTCCACGTTGTAGCCCTCAAAATTGACCCTAAGTCTGGACGTGCCACGCCCCAACCAAACAAGCCCCAACCGCCCGAACCCCAACCAGTGTTAACTGTCGCATCAACGCGGCCAGTAGTAAACGTGCCGGGCGTTATGTCGTGGGTTACTGAGCTTTCGAGCATTGCAGTAAGTTTATTGTGGCTGCCGAACGCGGCGTATCTGTTTCCATTGTTTGCAACCCACGCGTGGACGCCGCGAACGACACCGCCAGAATTAACAGACGTGTTATCGCTTTGAGAGCGTGGCCTCCAACCACCAACAGGCCTTAATGCATCCTCATGCCAACGTACTAGGTTTACATCTCGCCATCTGCCTTGAGACATATATTCAGTTCCGTTGGCGTACTGTCCTTTGGGTATGTTGAGTGGCACTAAAGGCATGTTTCTTCCTACGCTATGGCTACATAAACAAAACGGTGTAAATTTAAATTAATGTAATGACTTTGCCCGTTTATACGAAAGCCGCTAGACGTTGTGGTTACGCCTACGCTGCTATCAATATTTTCTTCAAAAGTTGTATCTGAAATTAATAAAAATGGGTCACCCCCAAGGCCTGCGTTTCCAATACCTCTTGTGCTGTCCAAAATAACAACTGGCGCTTTTGCGTCTGAAGCTGCAAGAGAAGTCCCTTTGATCATTATAAAACGCGGAGCGCCATCAAAACCGCAATCAATAATTGGGCCTTGGTCACTATCTCCATCCCCAACATACGAACCGCAACTGATTAAATTTTTGCCGTTTACTTGCGTGCCACCAGTGGAATGGTGGGCAAAGAAATACCCAATGTAATCATTGCCTGATCCATTGCATAATGCGTCATTATTTAACGTAATATTTGTGGCGTCTGGCGCAGTATTGTTAAGCAAACTACTAGTAACTGTAGCAGTATCTTCATCATTCCACGCGATAGAAAAATCCTGTGGCCTGGCTGCGCCGCCTGCGCCTGCGTTTATTGAATGATGATAACAAGTAAAGTTGCTGTTGGTTGTCTTGTTTTTAATTATAAAAAAGGCAGGGGTAGCGCCAAGTCCATGAGCTATGGTTCTTCCGCTAGTTGAATTTCCAGACCACTCAACGATGCTCATAAATTTTGGATGAGCCGCAAAACTCCAAGCGACGTTATTAATTCCGTTACTATTTACTTCACTGTTTAGGCCAAGATTAAACCCATCAATATTAAACGATGTAACAGTTTGCGTTTCAGTAAAAGATGAGTTTACGCGGTTAAATCTAAACGCCTTGCCAGTACCTCTTGCGGTATCTTGTAGAAAGTGGTCATTTGTATATTGCGTTTCATTTCTTGCCTTTATCCACACCAATCCACCACGCTCCGACAAATTAATGCCATTTGTAATAGTTCGTGTACTTGCGCTGCCAGTGTAAAGGGCAGTTGCAAACAAGTCTGTGTTTGCCACAACCTCGTCTGGCGAAACCATCAGCAATCTTTCCCAGTTCATCATTTCAAGTCTGCGCCTGCTCTAAATCCGTAATAAGTCGTACCCCCATCGTGCGTGTAAAAAATGTATATATCCACCGCATTAGCCGTTGCTGTCGGCGTTGGCGCAGAGCCGCCTGCCCATTTTACGCTTGCAGGGAAATTTGCGGCGAATGAGCTTGCACTTGCGTCTTGAACAAGCTTGAGAGTAAAGCCCGATACTTTCCCAGACGCGGCAGGGTTCGTAAATGCAAACGTTGTGTTTTCTGTGAGTGTATGCCCAAAGTTTGTGCCATCGCGTAAGTTAATCGTGGTCGCTGCGCTTGAAGATGTAACGGCTGTAAATTCTTCATAAACACCATTATCAAATGTAACCACACCGTTGGCATCAGCCGTTACCACCTTGCTTGCTTGAGAAGTGCCTAAAGTTGTAATGTCGTTGTAGTTTAGTTCAGCGGCAGTAGCGGTAATGCCAAATGACGCAAGCGTTGTCGTGTCAATAATTGATACTACCGCAGCCGCAGCCCCTGCGCCATTGGCGTAAATAATACCAGTTTTACCGTTGCCTACCGTAACATTTGCGCCAGAGCCTTGAGAAAATGTGCAATCCTGGCCACTATTATTATCCACGAAATAAAGCTTATCTGCATCGTTGGGGCTGATAGTAATTGTGCAAGCCTGAGTAGCGCCGCTTAAAACAAGAACTTTATACATGCCATCGGTTAACGCATCGCCAACAGTGCCATCAGTTGTGTACAGCGTGTGAGCCGCACCAGAGCTAGATAGATCTATTGTTCCAACGCCGCTAGATGCACGATCTAAGATGTCAAAGTTACGATTTGTAATTTGACCCCATGTATCTGTTTTTTCGCCATCTGCTATTTTCTCTACAGCGTTATTAAGTGTCCAGGTGCTTGACATGATTTAGTCCTTTAACATTGTGTATCTGGTACTTGTATAATTAATTTCACAATACATTTTTTATGCAGCTTCGTCTACTTTCTCTAAACTATCCTTGAGCATCTTTACAAATGCGTCTTGGCCTACCTTCAATTGATCTAAATTAAACTGCGATGAATTTATTTTTTGTTGCAACGAATTGACGTGGTTTACCATCATTTTTTGCTCATCAGTTAGTTGATCTTCAGTGTATTCTATATCGTCTATTGTAATTGTAGCCTTTTTATCTTCAGCCATTTTTACGTTCCTTCTAAGTTATGCAGCCCAAGGTTGCCCCGAGCCTGTGGTTGGTGTTTTCTTGACGGCAATATTATCAGCAATAGCTGTTTCAATTGCGTCCTTGTCTAGCGCAGCTTGCGCCCAAGCAATGCAATTTGCCTCAGTCACATCGTCATATGCAATGAAACCGCTGCCTGATGCATCTGGTGTATGGCCTGTTGTGCCATATTGACCATCGGTGTAGGTAACAGCGTCATCGCCAGAGCCTACTGTTTCCGTTCCACTACAACGCCAGTGGATGACGTTAATGCCACCGTCACTAAGATTGCGCTCTACGGTAGGTATAGTCCACGTATATGTTACAGCCATGATAAATCTCCTATATTGCTGCTATAATAAAGGCTAAGAGTTCGCTGTATCTCACGCCCATTCTAGTTCTTTCTTCGCCAGTTTCTTCATCAGTCCAAGTGCTAGAGATAAACATTGCGTAATCCCCTGCGTCTAATCCTTCAGCCTCAAATGCAGCTTGTAAGTCTTGAGCTATAATACCAAAGTGTGTTCTAGCTTCATCGCCTTTCTCAGCTACTTTGTCCTTCCAACGAAACTTACGCAGCAAACCTTTGGCAGCTACAGCAACTCTTTGCTCTGCATCTGTTAGCTCTGCAATGTCTTGCTTTTCGTTGCGATCAGACGTTTGGATTGTACCATTAGTAGCGTAAACGTCATCAAAGCGAGCAGAAGATGTGCCTAAATCAACTGCATCGTCACCCGAAAATGGATAAACAGCGTCTACAACAGGGCTAAAGCCAAGAGTAGAATTGCCTGTGCCAATGTATATTCTATTACCAGATGCACTCCCAATACTCCCCACTGAAGAGCCGTCTTTGCGGAAACTTAATATTTCTCCATCTGATGATTTGCGGTTTAAAACTGCAACAGTATCCCCATCTCTGGTTGCTGCCATAAAGCCTGTTGGTTTAGCCTCAAAGCCTACGGTGGCACTTGAAGCAGCAGTCTTACCCACAAGCAAGTTGCCATCAGAGGTTATGCGCATGGCTTCTGATGTAGCGCCATTGCTAAACGCTATAGCGGCAGCTGAACTATCGCTGTCTGTGTATGCCTTAAATATTACACGGTCGCCACCAGTACCTACCTCAAGGCGCTTATTGTTAGCTCCTCCAGAGCTTGGAACACGGAAAGTTGCTATTGTACTTGCGGTTGATGATACGTCCAAACGAGTGCTAGGCAAAGTCCCAATGCCAACATTTCCGCTGCCATCTATAAGTACATCTGTTCTGCCGTCTGTTTCATTTCTAATCCGCAAACCGCTTTCAGATAGTTCAATGTCCATTATGTCGTAGCTATCACGCTCAAAACGCAACCCATTGCCACCAGAGCCTTGATCTAAATGCAGTAAAGAAGCGGGCACCGTGCCAATGCCAACATTACCGCTGCTGTCTATGCGCATGCGTTCTGAGCCGTTAGTAGTAAACAGTAAAGTATTAGCTATACTACCTGTGCTATCAAACCCGACAATCTTTGTTTGGTCACTTACGTCACCAAAATGGAGGACACCTGCGTTAACACCATTGTCA